GCCGACCTGACGGCCCGCACTCGTGTTGTCAACGCTCTGGTGGACTACTTCCGCTTCGTTGACGAGCAGGACGAGCCAGAGTTCCTGGACAAGCATGACAAGAAAGTGAGAGCGGCATGATCGTCATCAATATTCCCGGCGAGCCCATCGGCAAAGGACGGCATAAGCTCGGTAATGGCCACGCCTACACACCCAAGAAGACTCGTCGCTGGGAGGAGATGGCGGCCTGGGAGGCGAGGCGCCAGTACAAAGGCAAGCCGCTTGAGGGGCCGGTGGGGCTAACGGTTGTAGCCGAGTTCGGCATCCCGGCGAGCTGGCCCAAGTGGAAGCGGGAGAAAGCCGAGGATGGCATGGTCGCTCACATCGTCAAGCCAGACGGCAGCAACGTGCTGAAGGCCGTCGAGGACGCTCTGCAAGGCATCGTGTTCCGCGACGACTGTCAGATCGCATCGGAGATGATCGACAAGTGGTACGGCAGGGAGCCGGGCGTTACGTTGGAAGTCAGGGCGATGGATGCCCTGCACTCTAAGAGCAGGCGCAGTGAACTGAAGGTCAGACAACTTCAATGGTGATCAGAGATATGTCGCGCACTGACACGTTAAACATGAACGAAAACGCCTCTGCGGCAGGCCGCCTGGTTGACTCGCCTTTCGGATGTTTAAGGTCTGGATTCGCCGCCAGGTTATCCCTCGCAATCGAGCGCGAAAACTTGCTGTTGTGCGATGTGGCCCAGCGCTCTGGGATTGACGCGACAGCGGTCAACCACTTTACGCGAGGACGCAGGGAGCCAAGTCGAGCCAATTTGGCGCGCCTTCTTCGCGCGCTACCAGGCACTGACGCACGATGGTTGATCTGCGGCTAACTCCAGTGTTAGAGACCGTCGCGATCCTGACCGGCCTGTTGTTTCGCGGGCCACCAGACGACGCATGGGGCTGCTGGACGCACAAGGCGCAGCCGCACCCCTGGGAGGACATCAGCGACGTGGCGTGTGGCTACGATGGAAAGATGACGGACAAGCGGTGCACCAAGTGCCACCGCAGCCGACCGGAGAACCCGAGAGACCAACTGCAATGTCAGAAGACAAAATGACCACGCCGGCCGACGCCGGCAAGTCCTGGGACATCGGTGTTGACGACTGCACGGCCATCTTGACAGTGCAGCGCATCGGGAGCGAGGTGATTCCTGCCGATGTCGTGATGATCGGCGTGGAGGCGGCCAAGCTGGACCGTGCGCTTGAGCTGTTGTCGGTTGCCTACCGAGAGTTGCGCTCTCCATACCAGAGCGGCCCAGCCTGGGCGCAGTACCGGGCGCAGTCAGCGAGGATGGCCAGTGGCGCGCTGCGGGAGGCTCACCTGCTGCTGTCTGGCCGCGCGCCAAGAACAATCGACTCCTGAGAGCGAGGCAAAACAATGACCGAAGTCGATGACATGGTTCTACAGTGGCTCAAGCAGCACGGCGCCGACGGCCTGTGCAGAGAGTTTTGCGGCTGCGACGGCACGCACCCGTGCGGAGATATGATCCCACATGACTGTGTGGCGGCCATCAAGGTGACCGTGCGGGATGACTTCCAGGCGATCCATCCGCAGACAGGCAGGGTGCTGGCCTGGGACAAAGACCTACAGCCAGGCGAGTGGGGCTATGCACCGATGTTGTCCGAAGGCTATGCACCGCTGTTGTCCGAAGAGGAGATCCAGGAGCAGGCCGAGGACATGCAGGCCGCCGACTAGATGTGACAGCAAACAGCCGCTAGAGAGAGACAGTGGACAACATCAAGATTGATATTACGCACTAAGGGGCAGAAACGCTAAAAGCCGCTATGCTCTTGTTCAGGCCGACTGGTGGTGCTGTAGTTGGGTACAGCACCGAAGGGCGCAAAAAGCTGGTGCTCTACTGGAGGTTGTCGGACAAAGCGACAGAGCTTCCATACCCGATGACGCTCGAACAGGCGGCCGAATTTGCGATAGGTTGGCTTGAGCACGCCGACTACGGGCAGAAGCCAGATCATGACGGCGACAACAAAAAGGGCTGGCGGCTGTACTGCGAAGACTGGGGTTTTGTTGGCGACGACTACTATGCGTTCGCCGCAGTCGAGCCTGTGTGGGCGATGTACGGGAAGTGAACGGCCAGACTTGATCGCACACCACAAGTGTCCTAGATTGATGGCAGCAGAGGGCAACCGAAGATGGAAACTAACGCAAGAGCGTACACTGGCGTCAGGCCGATGCGCGTGTTGGGCGACATCTTGTGCTGGCTCGGGTGGCACGATTGGCGTTATGCGAGCAACAGCCGTAGGGGCGGAAGGCGGGCCGGGACGCCGGCTGAGATAAGCCGCGCGCGTTGCCAACGTTGCGAGACGAGAAAATGGGAGCCAGACCGAGCTCAACGCAAACCTGACAGAAAAGTCACAAGACCATGGCTGCACGTAAGAGACGCACCACCGTCAACGAAAAGTGGAGGGAGAAGATCCAGTCCAGCATGCTGGTAGACCGCCTTGTGAAACATGCGGTTGGTGAGATCGAGATGACGGCGACTCAGATTAAAGCAGCTGACATCCTGCTGAAGAAGGTGGCGCCAGACCTGAAGGCGGTAGAGCACAGCGGCGAGGACGGCGGACCTGTCAAGACCAGGGTTGATATGTACTTCCACTCCGCAAGCGACTAAGGCACGTGGAGCAACGGCTAAGGCTCGACATTCCGGAGGTCTTCAGGCCGCTGTGGGAGAAGCCGGCCCGCTACAAGGGTGCCTACGGAGGTAGAGGCTCGGGTAAGTCACATGATAGGGCGGCAGCGTGCGTGGTGGCGATGCTGGAAGGCCACCGCACAGTTGGTGTCCGCGAGATCATGCGCTCCATCAAGGACAGCGTGAAGCAGCTGGTCGAGGACAAGATTGAATCGCTCGGGGTGGATGGGCGGTTCCAGGCTACCAGGGACGAGATTCGCTGCGACTCTGGAGGGCAGATGGTGTTCGCCGGCCTCCGGGACTATAGCGCCGAGTCGATCAAGTCCCTGGAAGGCTACACCCGCTGCTGGGTCGAAGAGGCCCAAAGTCTGTCCGCAAGATCCCTGAGGCTGCTCACGCCAACGATCCGGGCTCCAGGCTCCGAGCTGTGGTTCACCTGGAACCCGCGCTACAAGACTGACCCAGTGGATCAGCTGCTGCGCGGCCCGACGCCTCCGGTGGACATGGTGCTGGTTCGGGCCAACTACTTCGACAATCCTTTCTTCCCGCTGGATCTGCGTGCTGACATGGAGCGAGACCGTGCTATGGATCTCGCCATGTACGAGCACATCTGGGAGGGTGGCTACCAGGCTGTTGGTGATGGCGCGTACTTCGCGCAGCAGCTCAGCCAGGCGCGCATCGACGGGCGGATAACTAGAGCCCCTGTAGATCCTGGTTACCCGGTGGATACGGCGTGGGACATCGGTATTGACGACTGCACCGCCATCTGGGCATCGCAGCGCATCGGCCGCGAGGTGATCCTGGTGGATTGCTTCGAGGACAGGGGCGAGGATGCTGCGTACTATGTGAGGTGGATCAAGGACCGTGGGTATGACAGCGGGACTGCGTACCTACCGCATGACGCCGGGACGCGGGAGAAGGGCACGTTGCTGACGTATGAGGACCACGTTCAGCGCGCGGGCATCGTGCGCACGCGCGTAATACCGCAGACACGTAACCTGATGGCCGACGTTGAAGCGATGCGGTCTTTCATGGCGCGATGCGTGTGGGACGCAGAACGGTGCGAAGAGGGGCTGACGGCCCTTGGCGCGTATGGCGTCGAGATGGACGAGCGGACGATGACCCCGAAGCCGCGCCCGGTGCATAATTGGGCAAGCCACTATACTGATGCTTTCCGCATCTTGAGCAACGCCTACAACTGGGAGGCACCATCCAATGACACCAGCCGAGTCAACCCCCACGTCCGGCGAGATGGTCTCCCAGTGGCTCACACAACGCTCGGACCAAGAGGCGCAGCGAGCGGCCGAAGACTCAACCGCTGAGGCGCTGGAGGGCGAGCTGCTGGAGGGCATGGAGGAGCCAGAGGAAGAGCTGGACGACGAGGAGCTGCTGAGCGCGTTCAAGCAGGAGGTGGACTGGGCCATCGAGGCCCGTGATCGCGACTTGGAGAACGACGACGAGGCCCTGGACTACTTCTACGGCCGCCTCCCGGCGCCACCACCTCAAGACCTATGCGATGCCGGGCAATCGAGCGCGGTGAGCTTGGACGTGCAGAATGCCGTCTATGCCGTCACCGCTGAGATCATGCCGGCCCTGGGGCGCGAGGCCCCAGTCGAGTTCCAGCCACTCAACGAGCAAGACACCACACAGACAGATCAGGAAACCCGCACCGTCAATCACGTTGCGCAGACAGCCGGCATCCAGCGTGCCGTGCAGCCAGCCGTTCAGGACGTGCTGCTGAGGCGTGCTGGCATCGTCAAGGTGTACTGGGAGGAGAAGCTGGAGGTCAGCTACGAGACCGCCAACAACATCCCGGCGCAGATGGCGCTCCAGCGCTTTCAGCAGGCCCTCCAGGACGGCGCAGAGCTGGAGATGGTGCAGGGAGACCTGGACGAGACAGGGGGCACTGTGAGCGGTGTCATGCGGCTGCGGCGCATGTCGCAGACTCCGGTCATCTGTCACGTCCCGCGCTCTGAGTTTCTGATGAGCGCCGACGTGCGCGAGCCAGACCCGGACTCCGCGCGCCTGGTGGCGCACCAGCGCCCGGTATCACGCAGCGAACTTGTGGAGATGGGCTTCGACCGCGACAAGGTGGACGAGCTGAGCACCCACGAGGGCCTGTACCGCGATGAGCGCGGCTTGGACCGCAGCGCACACGAGTCCACCGAGCTCGTGATGATGGTAGAGGGCTACTACCGCATCGACCGTGACGGTGACGGCATTGCCGAGCGGCGTCGCATCATCACCGCTGGCGGCGCCGATGGCACCGACATGCTGATGCACGAGGAGCCATGGGGTGAGCAGCCGTTTTCCATCGGTGTCGGCTACCTTGGCTTCGACACCTGGGATGGGGTGAGCCTATTTGACCGCCTGAGGTCGGTGCAGGACCTCAAGACCAGCCTCCTCAGGGACTCGGTGAACACCGTCAAGCGCAACATGCGACAGCGTTTGGGCTTGGTCGAGAATGATGCGAACACAGACGATGCCATGGATGCGGTGGCTGGCGGCTACATCCGCATGAAGACGCCGAACGGCATCGTGCCAGTGCCCGACACACAGCTTCCGCCGACGGTGTTCCAACTGCTCGGCTACCTCGACGAGATGTTGCAGGACCAGGGTGGTGGCGCCGTAGATGCTACCGCTAGTGCGCAGGTATTGGGTCAGGGCGGCGACTGGTCCCTGGAGCGGCTCATGGCGGCTGTAGAGCAGCTGAACGCCATGGTGGCCAAGTCCATCGTCGAGAGCCTGGTCAAGCCCATCTACCGCAAGCTGCACGCGCTGCTGCGCGAGCACTACACGGGGCAGATCGAGATGCCCACAAGCCAGGGCTGGGTCTCGACCAACCCCATGACATGGAGCCCACGCACCGAGCTGGTTGTGTCCATGGGCATGTCGGTCGGCGAGCGCGGCACCCGCATCGGGGCGCTCCAGGCTATCAAGGCCGATCACGCGCAGGACCAGCAGACCGGGATGCAGGGCATCATGTCGAGCCCGGAGACGCTGTACAGGGCGCGTGTGGACCTTCTGAGGCTGTCCGGTATCCCGAACCCAGAGCAATACTACATCGACCCCTCCAGCCCGCAGGCGCAGCAGGCGCAGCAGCAGGCTCAGCAGGCAGCGCAGCAGCAGGCGCAGGAAGCGCAGCAGAAGGAACAGCAAATGATGCAGTTCCAGTACAGCCTGATGACCGACATCGAGAAGGTGAAGGCCGAGGCGAAGCTGCAAGCACAGCAGATGGCCGACGAGGTCAAGAAGATGCAGGCGATGCTCCAGCAAGCCGAGAAGATGTTCGGGCATCGCAAGGACCTCGCCATCGCGCAGGCCGACCTCGACGCCCAAGAGGCACAGCGCGACATCGACGCCATGCAGGCCGAAGCCGAGCGAAAGTTGCGCGCTGGCGAGGCGATCACGCGCGCGGAGGTGGAGGTGCTGAAGATGCGCAGGCAGGGGGCGCAGCAGTGAACCCACTACACGCACTGGAGATGGCGCGCAAGGCCATCAAGGAGACGGCAGAGGCTGCGGCTCGTATGCGTAGGGCGCAGAGGAATGCGGCTAAGGCGATCAGCGAGGGCGGCCTTGGATTGCGTCCGGACAACACACCGATGGAGCGTGCGAAAGCGATGGGTTATGAAGGCGGTTGGTATCACGGCACAGGCGCTGACTTCGAGTCCTTCGACAAGGGATCCCAAGCTGGCATGACGCCGACCAACACCTACGATGCGGAGATGGCGCATTTCCTGACCAACAACCCGGAAGTGGCGGCTGAGTACGCGACGGAAGCGGCGAAGAATCGCAACTGGCAGACCTTCGCGGAATATGAAGCGGCAACGCCCGAGGTCAAGAGGCAGGTCGGGGCTCTGCTCGACGCTGCCGGGATCACCAACCGCGACCAGTTCAGGACGTTCCTGGAGAGGCTGCACCACCATGGCCCCAATAGCGACATCGGCAGGCAGGTGGCCGACCTGCTAGAGATCCGGCCTGCGCGGCCGGTCGTGATGCCGCTGATGGCGCGCGGCGACTATGCGGCCAAGGACTACGGCGGCGAGCCATGGGGTGAGTGGCTCACCTACGATGCGCTGAGGCAGGCACAGGACGAAGGGCGCGCGGGCCTGCGGATGGAGAACGTGGGCGACTCGCTGTCCGGCGAGCACACGGGCACATCGTTGGCCGTGTTCGACCCGCAAAACATTCGGTCGGTGAACGCCGCATTCGACCCGGCCAAGCGCAACAGCCCGAACCTGCTGTATGGGGTGGGCGCGCCGATTGGCATCAGCGGCATCATGGGCCTGACGCCTGAGGAGGAAACAGAGGCTCTGCGACTGTTGGAGGCAGGCCGGTGGACGCAATAACCGAGTTGGAGTGGATGCGGCGCATGGAGAAGGCAAGGCGTCAGCAGATGGACACGGGCTATCGTGCCAGGACCCCCGGCTACAGCGAGTACGCAAGCGGCGCGCTCGGCGACGTGGCGACTGTCGAGACCCTGTCGAACACTGGGTTCCCGATTGTGTCTGACGCTGCTGATGCGGCGCTCGCCACCGATGCGGCGCGGCGCGGCAAGTGGGGCGAGGCAGCGTTGTACGGGACAGCCCTTGCGTTGCCGTTTGTGGCCGGACCGGTGCTGAAGAAAGGCTTCGATGTCATCGGGCGCAAGCTCGGGCCTGTGGGCGACGTTCCCTACGATCCAGACATCGCCAACTTGGTCGAACTGGAGGCATATCGGCAAGCGATGCCAGGGCGCGGCGAGGTGGAGGCACCTTACGGCATCCGCCGGCACAAGCCGTACTATCACGGCACAGAAAGGAAAGGCGCGCGCGAGGGGATTCTCGACCAAGGGTTCATCAAAGGGAAGAGCTACGAGCTGAAGTTGCCTGGCACTTCGTTGAGCGAAGACCCGACCGTTAGCGCCGGGGCATTCGCCAACAACAACCTGGACAACGTGCTGCGCGTGGACGTAGACGTGCCGCCAGAGCGGGTGCGCAACCTGAGCCCGGAGGAGTACCTCGGGGGCGTCAAGCCAGACCCCGGTACTGTGTACCGCAAGCCAAACCTGTTCATGAAGGAGAGTGAGACGTTCGGCGTGCGCGGGACGCGACAGCTTCCGCCTGAGCGCAGAAAAGCGCTAGAGCAAGAGCGGGATGCGCTTATGCGGCGATACCGACAAGCGCAAGGCGAGTTTGAGCCGCCGTCATGGACTTCGGTTTACGACAAGATCGAGCCTTTTTTGTCGCACGAGGCTAAGCAATGGGGCATGGCAGGAACGGGTCCACAGGAAATGGCGGCCAAGGCGCAACAACTTGTGCAGTAGGGAAAACTGCCGGGAAGTTTCGGTAAAGAGGTCGAGAAGCTGTGGCGGCAACAGTCTGAGTGGAACGAGTGGCGCAGTTCGTATAACGCTTTGAACAAGCGAATTGATGAGGTCAATCGACAGCTAGATGCCGGCGAGACCGCTCCGCCGCCGTTTCGAGCGCGACTTATGACCAAGCGGGAGGAGCAGCTTGTTCTCAGGGAGCAGCAGCTAAGAGATGACGTATACAAGAAGCTGTCCCCGTTCAGTGATAAGTTCTTCTTTGATCGGACGCCACAAGAGCGAGCGCGCATGACGCGCGACTTCATCGGGAGCTTGATGGGCGTGCAGGGCAATCGCGGCATCGCACTGGAAGCAGTGGAGCGACTAGACCCGGCGTCGCCTGCGGCAACGCGGTTCTGGAAGAGCTTCGCAGAAATGGCGGGAAGGGAAGAGCACGACCGTCTTGGGCGGCTGTACATGCGCTACAAACATGCTGCGGAGAAGGCGAAATCGCTACAGGACTCCGAGCACTACCGCAAGGCGATGCGCGCAAAGGATGAGCTGTTGCAGGGGCTTCGGCCTTATGCCGGCGTGCGACCACCGATTGAGGGTGCGCCGAGTATTCCAGGCCCGCGCCCACCACGCAGAGGAGAACGAGCGCAGTAATGGACGCAATAACCGAACTGGAGTGGAAGCGGCGGCGCATGAGCCCAACGGAGCGCGCCATGGAGTGGATGCCGAATGTCAACCCCTACACTGGCGTGACCCCGTTCCGTGGCGTCAACCAAGTGCTCAACCGCAGCTGGGGCGGCATGCGCCTCGGTGATGCGATTCCTGTTGTCGGCGAGGTCCCCGAGGGCCAAGCCCGTTGGGAGACGCTAACCCGGCCGCGTGAGACGTGGGAGGACTATGCGGTGCTGCCGGCCGAGGTGATCGGCCTGGCTGGCATGGGGCCGAAGGGGCCAAGGCGCGCCCCTCGCCGCGACATCTTCGCTGGTGCTGGCGCAAAGACCGCAGACCGGGCGGCCCTGGAGCGTGCACAGCAAATGGCGAGCCAGGGCGTGGATGCCGGCAGGATATGGGAGGACACTGGTTGGTGGGTGCCAACAGAGGGCGGCCCGATCCCGCCGGGTGGTGCACCCCGCTTCGAGATTCCCGACCCGCCGCCGGATGTTCCCCTCAAGCGCGTGACGCCAATGGGTGAGAAGGCCGGCGCAGACTATGCGCACCGCGCTAAGGTGCTGGAGTCCGCCGCCTGGCTGAAGGACTTCGCGGCAAAGAACAAGCTGGACATCCCGGAGACGCTGGAGCAGATGAAGGAGCTTGGCTTCGAGATGCCGCCCAAGGAAGCAATCCAGCAGGCGATGATGTTGCAGCAGAGCCCCGGAACCATGATGGCCCGTGCGCATACCTACAAGCAGATGGCCGAGAGCGAAGCAATGGGTCCTGGAACGCTGGCAGAGCGCTATCCGCACCCGGAGCTGTACGAAGCCTATCCGCAGCTGAAGGATTACCGTGTCGAGCTGGTGGATGCCGACAGGCTCGGCGGCGCGCGGGGAGAGTTTGACCCCGAGCAGAAGAAGATCCGCATCGACCGGAGCCTGCCCAACGATGAGGCCACCTCGACGCTGTTGCACGAGGCGCAGCATGGCGTACAAGAGATAGAGCCCGACTTCTCTCCCGGCGGCAACCATAGCTCCGCTCTGGAGCGGATGGGCGAGGCCATGGACATTCCGAACCGATTACAGCTGTTGGAGCGGATTCGCGGCTCGATGCAGCGTGTGCTCAAAGAAGAAGATCTACCAGAAGTTCAGCGCCAGCGCGTGCTGAAGGACCTGCAAGAGACTGAGGTAAAGATAGCGCGGCTGAAGCCGAAGGCTCCAACGCCAGAGACCAAGAATGCCTGGGGGAAGCTGAGCGACTTCGAGCGCTACCGCCACCTTGGCGGCGAGGCCGAAGCCAGGCTGGTGCAAAATCGCCAGGGGATGCGCGAGCCTGGCCGCATGGGGCTGGCGGCAAGGGTGGCGCCATACCTCACGCCAGAGCAGAAGAGAAAATTCTACCCGTGGACCAAAGTCGGCGGTCTTGACGTGCCACTGGAGTACATCATCCCATGAGCGCATACCCAGCCCTTGCGGCAGAGAAAAAGGCCCGCGAGTACCGCATTGCCCAGGAAGAGCTTGAGCGCGCCAAGCCGCGCAAGACCTCGCGGGGGACGCGCAGGACGCCCACCAAGGCCGAGCGGCTGGAAGCCAAAGGAGAGCGCACCCAAGCCATCGGCATGGCTCTGGAGCCGTTCCTGACGCCCCTGGAGGGCGCCGTGGAGCGCGGGCAAGAATTGGCGCGGATGCTGCCGGGGTCTGCTGGTGCCTATGGGCCGCTGATGATGCCGATCTACGCGGCGCGCAACGCCAAGGACTTCTCTGTGGGCGAGTCCGCCGAAGCGGCCAGAGCGGCGGCTGGTGGCGACCCGAACGCCTACATCAGGGACACCGAGCCCACGATGCGCCGCACCCGTGGCGGCATGGTCGAGACAGGCGGATCGGTGCCCACCATGGGCGCGCTCGACACGGCGTTCCTGGGGTCCGACCTTGCGGGCCTCGGCGCAACCAAGCCGGTGAAGAACGCCGCGCGCTATGCGGCCACCGAGATGATCCCCGGCATGGTCGAGGACCTCGCTATGGCGGGCGCGCGCGGTGCGCCGGGTATCATCGACAGGGTCAACACGCTGCCGGGCATGGTAAGCACGCGCCAGCCTGGGGTGCGATCCCCGGAATATGGGGAGCTGACCGATCTGACGATCAGCCTCGATGCTTTGCGCCGCGATCCGAGGGCGTTTGAAAGTCACCTGGACATTATGGAATCGTACCAAGGCTTCCGCAGGAACAGAAAGAGAACGCCAGAGGCCAGGGCGCAAAATATCATCGACCAAGAGACCGAGAACCTGTTGTACTTGTGGGATCGAGCAGGACCGGAGAAAGTGTCTCGCAACCGACAATGGTACCCTGGAGCCAACAAGGTCGCCGATAAGATTCGCGGGCCATATACGAAGGAACAAGCTGCTGGCGTGATTTCGGCGCTAAGCCCGCAGAACTTCTGGGACAATAACGTCAGCGTTGCGCAACGATTGATTCGTATGCGTGAGAATCCGCCGGCCTATGACGCAAGGATGACCACGAGACTCGAAGAGATTGCGCCAAAGATCTCCGATAAAAGGCTGGTCGATAGCGTCAAGAACAAGGAGTTCGATGAGTTGACCAATAATCGGCAGCGCGCGGTGTGGTTGCGCGCCTATGATGAGGCGACGCAAGATAGATTTGTGCGTGCGGTGCTGCCGACCGGCGAGTTTGGTGACGTGATCCTTACTAAGACGGGCAAGCCTCGGGTAAATTCTTGGAATTCAGTCGGAGAAATAGAAAAAGCGCTGAACATCTTGGATGACGGATCGGTCGAGAACATATCAGCCAATCTCGGTGACGCACATAAGGTGCGGAACTTCTATAACAGCATTCTCTACCCACATAACTTGCGTGGCGAGATGGTAGGAGACACGCATGCTGCTGGTGCGGCTACCCTTACACCGGTCAGTGTGAGCTCGTTGGAGGCCCGAAATTTGATGGGCGCCTCGCTAGCCGGACTTAGTAGGCCGAAAACGCCAGCAAACTCCGGCATCAAAGGCACGTATCCGCTGGTGCAAGAGGGCTACCGGCAGGCGGCGAGGGAGGTCAATGCGCTACCGAACGAAATGCAGTCGGTGGCTTGGGAAGAGGTTCGCGACTTGTTTCCAGGTGCGGTGAAGAGATCCGAGCTAGAACTGCAACGGTTGCTCGATGCGCAGGCCGAAGCTAAGGCGGGCAGGATGTCGCGGGCCGAGCTGCTGAGAGTGTTTGAAAGCGTCCCAGAGAGGTTTCGGAATCAATGAATAACGCCCAGCCAGAAGAGTGCAGCGGCCCCGTCGTCATCGGCGACGCCGTGCTGTACCTGGGTGACTGTCTGGACGTGCTGAGAACGATCCCGGACTGCTCGGTGGACGCGGTGGTCACCGACCCGCCCGCCGGCATCGGCTTTATGGGCAAGGAATGGGACCACCACAAAGGCGGGCGAGCACAGTGGGTTGCGTGGATGACCGATGTCGCTGCCGAGTGTCTGCGTGTCCTGAAGTCTGGAGGCCATGCGCTGGTATGGGCGCTGCCTCGCACGTCGCACTGGACGGCAACGGCGCTTGAGGACGCAGGGTTCGAGATCAGGGACCGAGTGGCCCATGTGTTCGGTAGCGGCTTCCCGAAATCACGAAACATCGGCAACGGCTGGGGCACCGCGCTTAAGCCCGCCATGGAGGACTGGTGGCTTTGCCGCAAGCCGCTCGTCGGCACCGTGGCCGCGAACGTGCAGGAGCACGGCACCGGGGCGCTGAACATTGACGGGTGTCGAGTGGCGACGGACGAGAACCTGAATGGCGGCGCATACGCCAAGAACGGCAGCAAGCGCACCGACGAGTGGGGCGCTCACAACGGTTTCCGGCGCGATCAGGGCCTTGAGTACAAGCAACCCCCCGGCCGCTGGCCCGCCAATCTGGTCCACGACGGGTCGGATGAAGTGGTGGAGTTGTTTCCGCAAGCAAACAGCGCGAGAGCAAGTGGGAACCCGAACAATCCGAAGCGCGGGAAGAATCACGTTGCGACAAGTTACGGTCAGGGCGACGACACGCCGACGCATGATTATCGCGACACAGGAAGCGCCGCACGCTTCTTCTACTGCGCTAAAGCGAGCAAGGCGGATCGGGACGAAGACAACAAACACCCGACGGTCAAGCCAACCGCCCTCATGCGCTGGCTCTGCCGCCTGATTACCCCGCCCGGCGGCGTCATCCTGGACCCATTCATGGGCTCGGGCTCGACAGGCAAGGCGGCGATGCTGGAAGACTTCCGCTTCATCGGCATCGAGCGCGATCCGGAGTACATGGACATCGCCGCAGCGCGCATCGCAAGCGTCCAACGCACACAAGACTCTGAACCAAGCAAGACAGCTACGCCAGGATAGGCGTGTTTTGCACTCTAGCGGAGGCATGTCCAATGAACCCCAACCTTGAGCTTGACGCCCTTCAGCGGCGCATCGCCGAGCGCAAGCAACGCATGCCAGTGACGGCAGGCCAGACGGCAGCGGTCAATCTGATGGGCATGTCGGATGCGGTGCAGGCTCTGATTGACCTGAGCAGGGCCGGCAAGCGGTTGCCGACGCGCGTGCCCGACGAGGTCTATCCAGGTGGCGTGCTGCCGCCTGGAGACGTGATCCCCGTCGAGCATTACACGCACGCTCCTGGGGGCACCGAGGGCTGGCAGGCTGTGGACCCGGCGATGTATGGGTCCAGGCCCGGCCCGATCAACCAGAACGCCGAGTGGGGGCGGATGCAGCAGAATCCGCAGCTGCAAAACAGCCAGTGGTACATACCGGGCGAGTCGTCGCCAGAAGCCGACATCGTGCGCGGCGCGACGGACAGGATAGAGGGCGCGTTGCCGGGCATGTACAACATGACGTTGGACCCGGACGACATCGAGGGCATGGTGCGGGCACAGCACGATCTGGAGCAGGAATTGATGGGCCGGACGGGGCCGATGAAGACCTCGCTCGACCCAACCTCGCTTCAGACCGCCATCGAGACCGAGGCCCGGCGGCGTGGCTATGCCGGCATCTACCGCACCGACCTGCCGACCAAGTACAAGGCATCGGCGAGCGTTACCACGCCAGTGGACCTACACGGCGAGGCTCCGAACATCGACGCCATGCGGCTGGATCTTGGGCGCGAGGTCGGCATAGGCGTCCCGGAGCGCAACCTGGAGGCATTTGGACCCTATGCGCAGGTGACCACCGAGACACAGCCAGGCACCCAGTATTGGGCGCGGCGCTACAGGGGGTATGCCGACAACCCCGCGAAGGGCGCGATGCTCCACGCCGACTATGAGCGGCTGTTGCGCGACCCGGATGGTGGGTCCGTCGTCGCGCGAGAGATGGGCCTGGAGGACGCCCCGGTGCGCCAGGGCCAGGGTGTCTACAAGGGCCAGCGCAACCCGATGGCAGCCGCCAGGGTGCAGGTGAAACCGCCGCAGATCACGCCGGACATGGACGCCGACCGCATCGCGGAGATCGGGCTCTCGAAGCAGGACAAGGCCAAGTTGGACGCCATTGCTACGGTGGAGGGCATGCTGCGCGACCAGGACGCCGCCGCATGGAATTACCCGCTGGTCATGACCCGCGAGGCCGATATGCCCACGCAGGGCATCGACTGGGCGGCGGTCAACAGCGCCGAGTTCCGCAGCCCTGGATTGCGCCACAAGGAGGTCGGCATGGTTGCGGACGAGCTGTCCAAGATGCCGGTGCCCGACGAGATCCGCCCGAAGTGGTTGGATGATGGCGCGACCATGGAGGACATGATCATGGTCAACGAGGTTCCGGATACCGAGGGCGGGATTTTGCTGGTCAACATCGGTAACCTGGAGCCCAAGGTGTTCCGGGAGTACGTGGACAAGATCCGGCAGAGGTATCCTGGCTGGTTCTCAAGCCGTCGCGCCGAGACCTACTGGGGCCGGACCCAGACGGGATATATCGAGCAGAAGGACTACAATAGGACCCTGTCGTCTCTGCCCGAAGGCTTGCGCGCCAGGGCCGAGGAGGCACTGATCAAGTACGAGCCCTACGTGCAGCAGGTGCGTGACTACCACGACAAGCTGCGCAACGTCCAAGATCCGGAGCCGATGACGCCCTGGGTGGGGACGGTAACGGCACCCGCTGTGCCCGTGGGGCTCTCGTTTGGGAGTGAAGTAAACGATGAGTGATACCCATAATCCGCCGTTGCCGTCGTTCGGCATGCCGATTACAGAGGAATGTGCGAATCCAGGCGCGCCGGGGTGACAAGCGACGGGTTCGGCCTGTATCTGCCGAATTTGAGAATCTCGCCCTAAGTCTATTTGTGTGGACTCAGGGCGAGGGTTTCGGAAGCGGGCGCCCCATACTCGCCGAGAACGCAAGCGAGATGCCTACTCGAAAGAGAGGTAGAGGCCATTGGAGAGCTTTGGCAAACCGATGACAGCCGGGAAAGACCGGCAGCCTTTTCAGTAATAAAATCTAACTTGGAGTGAAAGCAATGAGTGCGGCGGCTGAAGCGATTGAGACAAAACATTTGAGCGGGCTGGTTAAGCGCTTTGTTATGCGCTTTGCAATTCTCTCTGTGTTGTTCTATCGTGATTTCACGACAGGTCAGAAATACATATTTAGAGACCATGTGAACAGCAAAAATCCATTTAAGCATGAAGAGAAGCCTTTAATTGTGGAAATTCTTGATGTAAGAAATGGCTGGATTAGGTATAAGCATGTAGGCAGCACTATTCGGCAAGATGAAAGTATGGAGATAAGTGCGTTTAATTTCTGCTTTATGTTTTTATACGCATAACAATCAGCACACACTGAACAAGATATGAGCAACAATCCACCACCGGAACCTGCCACGCGAGACCTACTGGAGCGCGCGCTGATAGTCGCCGAGCTGTTTCCGCTGCCACCAAGCCCCAGGGGCCGTGGACTGACGTACCAGCAGGATCGTCAGCACAACCCGGACTGCAAGGGCATGACCTACGAAGAGTGGGAGCAGTGGCGTCTGGACAGCCACCGGCGCTGGATGCGCTACCCGAGGTGGTTCCGGCGGATGCACCTACCGCAGTGGTTGCGCTGGCTGCTCTGGGAGCGCCCGCGACAAAGGGCACGAGGGCTGCCTGCATGATGATCTCGCTCGAAGACATCTGGGAGCACGAGGGATTCCAGGGCCTCCTTTCTGATATGCGAGAAGACCTGATCGGAACCTGGGAGCGGGCGGCTCCGGGCGACCTCGAAGCGCAGCACCTCGCCAAGCTGGAACTGGCGGCGCTGGAGCGCTTTCGCTCGAAGATGCAATCCGCCGCGCACCCGCCGCCGAGCCTGAACAAGCATTCCGCATAGTGAAAAGCTAAGCGGACATTGCACAATGTGAAAAACTGGTCCAATATTCCACCATGTGAAACCACCATGGTGAGGACCAGTAGTGGGTCAAGACCTGAACACGGCACTGCACGAGGCGCTCGACCGCATGGGCGCCCCCCGTGAGGACGGGGCAGAGCCATCCCTCCCGCCGGAGCCCGAAGAGCAGGAGACTGCCGACGAGCTAGAAGGCGAGCCCCCTCTGGAGACAGAGGTTGATGAAGAGCCGGACGACTCCGAAGACGACGAGACTCCCGAGGGGGAGGAGGTCGAGGAGGAG